CTTGACCGTGGCGAGCATATAGGCGAGCTGGTCGTCCGTGACGCCGCGATAGTTGTCGTCGCGGTAGTTGATAATGTTCTCCATCCCGACGACCTGATCCTGCGTCAGCCTGCCCCCGAACAGGCTGTTGCGGACCTCATCGAAGAAGACGGCCAGATTCATCGGTCAGCCTTTTTGGCGATCATGTCGCGGATCGTGTCGAGCTTGCCGAAAACTTGGCTAAGCGTGTTATTGAACTCGTCGCGGGTGACGTAGCGCCCGGCGACCAGCACCTCAATCTGACCGACCTTATCGGCCAGCTCTTTGTCCGCCTTCTGGAGTTCCTTCACGGCCGTCCAGACGGTGTTGAGAACCCAGCCGCCCAGCGCGCCGATGACGGCCACGGCCACGTCGAAGAAGATTTGATATTCGCCTGTAGTCATCGCCTCGCCATCGCGTTGACGCCTTGTGTCGCAATAGGAGCGGCCAGCGGCGCAAATTGAACTGAGAAAGGAACGGCTGTCGGCGCGCCGCGCGTCATAGCCGCGACGTTGGACGCCGCCCGCCGCGCCAAAGCGTTACGGACAGCCCTGCCGCTCGCGCCGGCCAACGCCGCCCCGCCCGCACCAAAGACTGCGTAGGGGTCATCGCTCGACAAGCCATACCCGCCGACAAGCGCCTGCGAGGCAAGCATAGTCGGGCTGCGCGTCGGGGAGACCATGCTGGCGAGATTGGCGAGAGACGAGCCCTCTTCGCCCTTGGCGATGCGTCGGATCATCGTCTGTTCGTCAGGCGTGAACTTGCGCATACGGCCTTCGTTCTTGGCCAACGAACGGAACTGAGATTCGATATTTTCGGCTGAGCCACCCGACAGATTGGCGCGGTCAATAAGCCGCTCGATCTCCGAACTCTTCGACATCATGCGGTAGTCGCGGATACCGGACATAAGCGCGTCGGCGGCTTCTTGCGAGTTAGCCCCAATAGCGTTTTTGCTATCCGTAATAAAACTATCCAGCCGATCCGTCAGAATGCCGGCCATACGGCGCACGTCTTTTTCGTTGTCGCTACGCAAAACACCCAGCATCTGCCGCGCGTTGTGCAATCGCTCAATCGTCAACGGCTGGCTATCGAGATCTTTCAACTTGTTAATGGCGACTTTAACATCGGCGAACTTGCTGAAGTCAGGATCATATCCCTTCAGGCTAGACTCCAGACCGCCCGCAAATGACTGATACGCCTGCGGGTCATACTGCACGCCCATAGACGTAGCGCGCTCAAAAGACTCAGAGGCGCGCTGCCCGAGCGCTTCGGTTGTCGGGGGTTTGCCGACCAGACCCATAAGCCCGCGCTGCCCTGCCGCTGTCGCGGATTCAACGCCGCGCTGTAGTCCGGCTGCGCCGCGCGCACCGGCCAGCCCGCCGACAAGGCTCGTCGCCAGCAGCGCGCGAGGATCTTCGACACCCATCTGCTCGGCGCGAACCGGAGCGGCGGCTGCGCCTGCTCCAGCACCCGCCTGCACTAGCGGGCGTTCGCCCATCGTAGCCATAACGTTACGCACGACGCCGGGGGCCGCGCGGCGCGCCAGCACGTTCGCTGCGCCTGCGCCTGTCAGCGCGCCCGCGCCACCTTCAGCGGCAGCGGCCAACAGCTCTTCGGCCTGCGTGCGGGGCTTGAATGATTCCGGCGTCAGATACTGACGCGCAATGTCAGACGGTGTGCGGACTTGCGACGTGCCTATCTTAGGCGCGGCCAGATTATATAGCGTCGTCGCCAGATCCGCTACGCCGAGCGCAGCAGGTGCCGCGACAGCGCCGGCCGGGCCTGCGACAAGGCCGCCCAAACCGGCTGCGGCAGCGATAGGCGCGACAGCGCCGCCCGCGACTTCCGCCGCGCGGCCCATAGTCAGACCTTCGGATGGCTGGCGCATCATGCCAACGCGCTCCATCAAGTCTTCCTGCGTTATGTCTTCCGGCACATTTTTTACAATCGTGCCGTCAGGAAGCCGAACGTCCATTAGCGCCTCTTGGGAAGCTGGCTGAAATCAATAACGCGCGGCTCTGCCGCAGCGGCTGGCGCAGCCGGCGCGGCTTCTTCTGGCGCAGAGACGCCGCCACGACCGTAGCGCGCTGAAAGATCAGCTATAATACGACGGACGGAATCAATGTCCATAGTCTCGTCAGACAGCGACTCCAGCATACTTTTCAACTCAAAATTAGAGTCGAGTTCTTTAGCTGACGCGCCCGTAGCGGCCATAATGTCTTTCAGAAGCGACCGACGAAGCGCCTTCAACTCGTTACGCTGCTGCTGAGCGGGCGTCGCGCGAGCCTTCTCAACTTCCTGCCCGACGGTCGTGCCAGCAGCATAAGCGGCGATGTTTGCCAACGCACCGCGCGAAGAGCTGGGGATAGCCTCCAACTGATCGAGCTTGTTGTATTTGTCCATCATCTTGCCGAGCGTCGTTTCGACGTTGCTCTGGCCTTTAACCTGCGTTTTGGTGCCGACCGTAAGCGGCTGCATCGGCGGCGGCGGTGCGGGCGATGTCGGCATAGCGGCGGCAGGTTGCGGCGCAACCATAGCGTTCACAGGCGCAACTGGCGGGGCCATCATATTGATCGGCGGCTGGATTTCTGGGCCGCCCATGAACGTCGGAGCGCCCGCCGCTGCAAACGCCGGCACAGCGCGCGAGCCGGGCATACCCGTGCCGCGAGCGATATTGGCCTCCTGCATACGCCGCCCGGCGTTGATGCCTTTATTGTCGCCGGCCAAACTCTCGATGGCTCGCGCGATAGTCTCAGGATTGCCGGACTGCACAGCCGGGACGATACGGCTGGGAACCGTCCCATAGTTATAGGCGACTGAAGTCAGCGCCGCTCGTGTATTTTCGGGCAGCGTAGCCCACACGTCTTCGCCAACCTTGGCCGCAGCCTTCGGCACGAACTCGGTCTGGATACGCCGCTGAAGATCGCGCTCGGCGTCTTCGCGAGAGACGCGCATACCGGGGGTTACTTTCTGGACCGTGCCATCCGGCAACGTCACAGTGTCACTGCCATACCCAGCGCGGTATGCATTCACGTCGTATTTCGGTTTTTCAATAAATCCTTCGCGCTGTTTGATAAGCGACGTTGTCAGATCGCCGCCTGTAAAAGCGCCGGCCTGACCACGGCCCGCTGGGAGAAGCGGTAGCGGCGTCGCGCCCTCGGGCGTTACTGAATATAATTCGCCGCCGATCTCTTTTATCTCTGGCTTGCGAAGGGCAGTCACTTCCGTTCCCGGCACGACTTCAGCCGCGCCAGTAGGACCGATACGCATAAACCGCGACGTGTCGCCGAAGTGCTGTTGCAGAACCTGCGGTTTAAGATCCGATCCCTGCATAGCCACCATTTTGACGGCTTCCGGATCGTATTGCGTCGGTAGCGTCGCAGCAGCCAGAGGAAATGTTTCTGTGACCTGCTTATACCAAGCGCCATAGTTTCCCGGATTGAGCCGTGGGGCCATATTAATTAACGCATCGTATTTCTTGGACGCCAGTTCGAAATCTTTGATAGACTGTTCAGACCGGAGCTTCTCGGCTTCTCGAATATCTTTCTGACCTGCCAGCTCCATCGCCTGCGCGGTTTTGGCCGCCTGCAACTCAGCCAGCCGCGCAGCCTCGCCCTGCGCCATAGCGCCGAGAAAGTTGACGTTCGGAACCTGAAGTTCAGGGATCGGCGTGTATTGAACGGGCATTATTATCTCCGTCCGTAAGCGTAGCCGGCGGCCTGAATGCCTTGGCCAAGCGCCTGCGCCAAAAGATTCGTCGGGGCCATATAAGCGCTGGCGTTGGCTGCGCCGATATTTGCGTAACCTTGACCAAGAGCCTGTCCTAGACCACCATAAACATTCGCCAGATTGGTTCCTGTGCCGATGGCGGCGTTACCAACGCCCTGCGCAGCGCCAAATCCAGTTTGCTGGCCGCCCTGAAGCAACGCGATCTGATTGGCGCGGTTGGCCATGAACCGGTTATAGGCGTTACCATATTCCTGACTGGCCAGATCCTGCCCGAATCGCTGCGCTGCTTTCAACGCCGCGCCGGACTGAAGCCCTGCCTGCGCCGCCGCCGTGCGATTGACCGCCTGCATTCCCTGCTGTTCGCGGAAAGCATACCCGGGGTCCATCTGGAGCTGGTTGATCGTCGGCTGTTGCATAAGCGCGCCGGACTCTTCGCCCGGACGCAGCCCCATGAGAACGGCCAGTCGATTGGTCGCTTCCTCACCAAATTGCGAGTAGGGCTGATACGCCGCTGTCGCCTGCTCCTGCCCACGCTGCAATGCCTGCTGAGCCTGCTGAGCCTGCAACGCCTGCATCATCATAGACATCTGAGTGGCTTGATTCTGCGCCTCTGCGGCCTTACCCCAACCCATCGTCAGATCCTTCCTACCGTGCCGTCCGGGCGACGCTTCATGCCGAGGCGGTCAAAAATACCATACATATGGTCGTGGCCATCGTCCACCCGCGTATAAAAACCCGGACGGTCAATTATCTGCCTTAAAAGTCCTCTTGTCAGCCATTTACGCCGCCACTCGGGCAGTATGGAACAATGGACTTCGCCGTCTTTCTCGAACATAGCGCCTATCGGTTGCCCGTCGCGCTCGATAAGGTCTACATTCCAATCCTTTGCCCGTTCGACATGTTCTTCGAACGAGATCGGATAATTCCAGTCTGTCGCGACGTAGCCAATTCTGAGGGCGGTCGCGCGATCCTGAACTATCCGCGTCGTCATTACGTCACCACGCGTCCGCTAGCGCGGATATTTATGGATGTAGACGCGCTGGCAATAGTCGAGATAAAGCTGCCATTAGACAGAATATGCCCGACAATCTCAGGGAACGTATAACATTCGCTTGGCTGAAGCGTCTTGGTTTTAACGATCAGGTTTGCGTCACCGGCTGAGCCTGCCACAGTCACAAGATTGACGCTGATCGTCGCCGAGGCCGCGCTGTAATTCGTCGCGGTGAATTTGTCGATGATCGTAGTCACGCCAGTCGACGTATATTGTGTCGTCTGCGTATTTTCTGCAATCTTTGATGGGATTATATTAGTAGGTGTAACGGTCATGGCGCACCCTATGATAGACGTTTAAGGCTGATAGAATCTATCATAGCCTGTTGATTTATAGACACAACTTCATTTCGGAATGACTCAGTGGCCGCCGCGCCCTGACGGACTTCCTTGGCGACTTCAATCTGAAGCATGGGCAGAGCAGTAACGGCGCACATCCACTCGTCTACTTCCTTGCCTGTGTTCGGGTTCGTTCCGCGCAGTAATGTAAACCACGCGCATTTTAATTGCACGCAATCTTTTTTTATGAGCGGGCAGAAGGTTCCGTTTTTCAGTTCCATCAGCTCTTCACCGCTATGATGGCGTCTACATACTGAACCGCCAGATTGATAGACGAAGCCGATAGACTGTGCGTGTGCGGATCTCCGCTACCCGATGACGATGTTGTGCCGCTGATTGATGTGGTCGTGAAACCGGAGCCCGACGCGATAGCTCCGCCAGCAATAAGCCCGACAGACGAAAACGTATGCGTATGCGCGGGTATCTCGGCGGTTGTAAGAGCGTGTGGGCCTACGGTCCCTGAGATAGATTGCGATGCGAACGCAGTCGTAAACGCGACAGAACCGCCAGTTCCAGCCGTTCCTGATACAATGCGCAACGCTTTATTATCGTCTGCCGTTGATTTTACCCAGCCTGTCGGCGCAGATGTCTGGACGAACAACATGCGCGTGCCGGCGGGCAGCGACGCCCAAGAGCCGGAAAAGGTAGTAAACGTAGCGGTCGTGGGCGTCGTAGCGCCGATGATAGCGCCGTTTATAGACCCCCCGGAGATAGCCGCGCCGGAGATAGCAGAGCCGGAGATAGTTCCGTTTACGATAGAGCTATTAATTATGGATCCGCCAGAAATATATCCGGCGCTCGTAATATTATCAACGACATAGATCTCTACGTCGTTCGAATCCGTCAATTTGATCTTGTAGGCTGACGCAGGCGAAAACCAGATATTGCATTCGCCACGGCCGTCCAGAATTATAGGGTTGGGATTAGCCGACGCCGCATTAGAATCAGTATACGTCGCCAACGGCGTAGTGGTCCCCGCCGCGTAGGTATACACCTTACCGCCAACAAGAGGCTGTCCGGCAGCGGTAAGAAACTGTGCTTTGGGGGCTGGGCCGAGATTAGCCATTAGCGTGTAATTCCTATGTTATCGGTCACAGACAAAATAACAGACGGGATGGCTGGGACAGGAGGAACAGCCGCAGCCGCCGATATTTGACATGTTGTATTGGAAGTAGACCACATAAGCCTGAAATAATCACCTGCGTTGAGCCTAAACACAAAATTCCACGCTGCAACGGCGGCGGCGCTGCTGCCGACGAGGGTTATTTTTGTGCCGGTGTTTGGCTGTGTCGTGCCATTAATGTCAGCCCATATGTAGACATCGTGGGCGCTGGCCGACGATTGATCCAATTGAGCCGAAAATTGAAAATTATATATCCCCAATCTGTCTACATATACACGAGATGTTGGCGAACCGATATAAACTCCATTAGATAGATCAGTTGTGTTAAACGTGACCGCATAAGCCGTGTTTATTGCCGCCGCCGTCTGCGTGGTCGTGTCCGAAAACACCCCATAGCGCATGTCAGGAACTTGCGGAGTATAAGCCGGAGCAACGGCAAGAGCGTCGAGCCCGTTAAATACGGACATCTGCTGCGAAAGCCATTCAGCGCTGGGCGGCGCTACGCCAAGAGCCTGAAGAGAATTTTCAACAGAGGCTTGCGCCGAGGACCAATTTGGGTCGCCCGGTGCTACATTAAGTGCCTGAAGAGCGTTTTCAACAGACGCTTGCGCGGAAGACCAGCCCGGTTCGTTCGGCGTTACGTTAAGTGCCTGAAGAGCTGAATCGACGAGAGCTTGCTGTGTCGACAGGATAGAATCGGCCGGGCCGACCTGCAAATCTGTCAGCGATATGGGATTGCTGCCTGCGCCGCTTAGATTGAACAGACTAAAAAAGAACAAATACCATTCGCGCGAGATCAACCCTGTTCTGGGATCGATAATAGGAACCCGCAGAGCTGGTATCTGAGTAATGTTAAGTTGCTCGTTAGGCATTCGTATTACTCAGAATAAGTTCCGCGCCCATGATGGCGATTTTGACTGGGTCCGTCCCTGACACTTCATATACCCGATCACGGATTTTCAAAGTCATACCCAGCCGTCGCCAGATCGTTCTGAATCCGTAACGGCCTATCTTACCCATAGACTTCCAATGTTCGCTGGACCATGTGTGACCGCCATCATCAGACCAACGAAGCATGACCTGTGGGTTAGCGCCTACCGTAACGCTAAAATCTAAAAGGATGTTATCGCCGGTTTCAGTCGTTATTAAAGGGCCTGATTCAGACGCCAAAAGATCTACAATGATGGTATCATAATCATAGCCATCTAACCCGACGCCAGTCTCACAGTCGAGTTGCAGACTATGCTGCGTCGTGCGCTTAAGATCATTTTGTCCTACCGGAAGCGCACGCCAACGACGAAGCCATTTTTGTATGCTCCCATTGTCCGTATAGTCTTCCATATCAAAAGCATAGATATTGCCGTTTTGATAGTCTCCAACTACAATCTCACCGTTAAACGCCATCTGACAGTTACTACGGTGACGCGTGAATTGTTCATATTCCCACCCAGCGCGCTCATGCCATGCGCCGGTCGCCACATCATAAACCCAAGTGGTGTTGGCGGTCGGGAATATCAGAACATAAAAAGAATGCCCATCCTGCTGATATGTATAGCCTATTGCGTCCGATATATCGGAGTATTGCTGGATGTGCCACTCAACGGCGTGCGTGCTGACACGTTTACCCGTGTAGCCATCCGATCTATAGACAATTCCTTTACCGCGTGCGTCCGCGCCAAGCCAGAAAAGCCCATTGTCCAACTTTGCGACAGAATATGTCGCGGCGCAGCCCAATTCGTTGAACGCGCCCTGAATACGCGCCAGCGGAAAATCTTGTAGCCCTGCGTTATACCAGACCTCGACCGAGTTTGTGCCGAAGAGCCAGACTTCGCGATGATCCACGATAAGAGATACGAGCCCATCTGGAGATCCTTCAGCGCTGGCAAAATCCAGAGGGTCTACCGAAAGACCATCCAACAAGGATGTGACCCAGAATCTTTGGCTGTTCGGCTCAGTAAAGACAAAATAACCATCCAGATAACCGACCGTAACCGCGCCGGGGAAATCGGCGTCTGTTATCTGTGCAAAGACATCCGTGGTCAGATTGTAGATATAGCTCGGACCATTACAGGCGATAAATAGCTGCGTTCCGTTATCGACCATGCTGACAGGGCCGGTCCCAGATACAGTTCCTTTGACGGTCACGTTCCACGATGAATCTATGCGGTATAGTTTGTCGCCGGAAACAGCGAAACCATATCCATTATAAGTCCAAAGACCTCTGATAGGCCCGCTGCCTATCGGTTGCAACAACCGCAAACCGGGAGCGCGCATGAGATATGCGGGCTCCTTACCCCCTTCCGGCACAATTTCAGGGTATAGATTCACCATACGACTGTTTGCAGCATTGATGCTGCGGGTGACATAAGATGAACCTAAGATAGGTGTTTTCATATTCTAGGCCACCGTAGCGCCATTAACGCCGATCACGGCCCACCCTTGCGTAAAATATTGTAGCGTTACGGAATCGCCAATATCGGTAAACGTGATAGTGGCGTAACCCAACGATGTCGTCGGCGTCAAAACACCTGTGTCAGCGCCGGCGGCTTCAGCCACATATACGATTGTTTTAATCTGCCCTTCAGCGCCGTTCGCCAGTGTAAGCGCGTCGCCGGTCCCGGTAGATGTAAACGCTGTCGTAAGAGCAGTAATATTGACTGCGCCCGGCCCACTTAACGACTGAATACCGCCGGCGACAATCGGGCCAGCAAAAGTCTGCGCGCCGGTAAACGACTGGGCCGCGTCCGTCCGCGCAATCGTCGCGCTAGTGGACGGAAACGTCATAGTCGTGCCGTCAGTGCCGGAAAGAGCCAGAGAATTATTGACCGTCAGCGTTTTGGCGTCCACGCCCGCTAGCGTAAGCGAATTATTGACCGTCAGCGTTTTGGCGTCCACGCCCGCCAGCGTCAATGAACTATTCGCAGTAAGTGTTTTAGCATTGGCAATTGTAAGCGTCGCCGACGTAGCCGGCGCAGTAAACGCCACCCTATTGATACTGGTTGCCGTAGCTGCGCCGAGCGTCGGCGTCACAAGTGTCGGCGACGTGGCAAAGACAGCGCTGCCCGTGCCGGTTTCATCCGTTAGAGCCGCCGCCAAATTAGCTGAACTGGGCGTTTGTAAAAAAGTAACGGCATTTGCATTTAACGCGGTGACGCCAGTGCCGCCACGATTAACCGGAAGCGTCCCAAAAGTACCGCCATCAATAGGCAACCCCGTGCAATTCGTCAGGGTTCCGGCCGATGGTGTCCCAATATTAGGGTTCGTCAGCGTAACGCCAGTAAGAAACGTCGTTTTGGTAGCCTGCTGCGTGATGTCACCTTGAACAACAGGAAGAACAGCAATGTCAGCGACGCTGGTAGCGACCGGGAGATCGGCGATCTTAATGGTAGACATTAGTAATTCCCCGCGTAGATGTTATAGCGCTGACGTGTTCCAACGATGCTGTAAGGAAGCGCCATGATGTCGTCTGGATTGTTGATTCTTTTTAGATTCCGCTTGCTGTACATTGCAATTCGCTGAACCTGCGCCGATGGCTCGACACCAAATTCTGGCGCTATTTCACAAGCCAGATTGTATCGAAACGCCCGCAGATATCCCGGCGGAAAAGATAGCGGCGTCGCCAGAGTAGCCGGAGCGCTGAGTGGCGAGACGGATATAAGGTGAAATTCAAGAGATCTCAGCGGGACGGGATACACCGTCATGGTCATGTTGGGGAAAGACATATTCACCCACATAACCTGCGGGTATGTGCTGGTGACGGTTTTAACCGCAATGCCATTATATTGCTGTTGATTGATTAACTTTAGCCCATAGGACACATTGGTCTGCGGGTCACGGAAATAGGTAGAGTCATCCACCAAAATAGGGCGACCGCCCAAAATAGTGGCAAGGATCTCTATAGAGTTCTGAGTAGTGAGCGGAACTTCGGTTTGGGTGGAAAGCACCGCATTTGTCAGCATAACGTCGCCCGTAGGGCCGATTGCCAACTCACGGACGCCAGATGGCCACGTAAACATCTGATCTTGCGTGGCAAATACAGACAGCCGCTCAGTAATCCACGAATCGATCATCTGATTCAACGCCGTCAGCGCGTCCTGCGCCGTCTCGGCTGAAGGCGTTTCGCCTTCTGCGAGGACGCCCAGCAGCCTCAGCGCTCCGTTGATCTGTTCCCCCGCTGTCGTCGTCATCTGGATCGAACCTCTCCCAGCCGTTCTCTTCGTCGTAGGCGGCTTCCAAATCCATGGTAGCAACCTTCACCCCGTGCCGGGGGTGCCGCAGGTAAATTACAGCCATTTTACACCTATGGTAAGGGCCGAGCGGCCCGTAGGCCGCTCGTAGGATTAATTTAAGTGAGAACGGGAAATTCCCATTTGCCGCCCACCGAAGTGAACAGCTTGCCCGCGCCTGTGGCGTTGGTCGTCGTGGCCAGCGAGCCCGCCGGAGCGGTCGTGGTCGTCGAGCCCGCCGTAATGGCTGTGGTCAGGAAGTAAAGACCAGCCGTCGCATTGGAGATGACCGGGCCAGTCGTCGCCGTAGACGTGAACGTGCCAGAGGCAGTCGCCGTCGTCAGAGTTGAACCGGTGATCGTGCTGCCACTGATCGTCGCACCCGTAATGGTTGTACCCGCCACGAGTTCAGGATCAGAGAAAGCGACGCCTACCGCTTTGGTGTTAGGCATTGCGACCTCCTTAGCCGATGCGATAAATCGTAAAGGCCGCGTCGCCGGTCTTACGGAAACGAAACCGGGCCGAAGCCGGGAACGTCGCCGTCTGGGCGTCCGCGACGACCGCGTTGCCGACGATGGTGTTGCCAGCGCCAGCGCCAAACGTCACGTCGTTCTGGGCCGCGTCGCCGAGATTGATGACAACAACATCGAACGCCGAGTTAACCTTCATGCTCGGGAAAGCCGCCGCAATCAACGCGCCCGTTGGGAACGTGTAAGTGCCGGCGTCCGTGCCGCCCGAGTCAACGGTGATGATGCCGTTGGCGAGATTGCCAACAGTAACCGTGACCGTCGCGCCCGTCAGCGCGCTCGGGGCGGGCTGCGGCGTGACAAGCGGCTCCGTCAGCGCGCCAGCGCCGAGCTGATAGCCACCAACGGCGTTCGGGATAAGCGGATCGGGGCCGAGAGTGTCGAGCGGATAAGCAGCGCTCTGCGTAACGGGATCATAAGCAGCCATGATTCATTGCTCCTGAATTAGAGAAAAAGACGGGGCCGAAGCCCCATCTGATTAGCCCCAAAGGCGAACCGCCATCTGCGGACGAATGACGCTGTAGCCATACAGAACGTCAATACGGCAGGGCAGTCGGTCGTTGTTGATGTCATACTGACGGACAACGCGGAGCGAGATACCATTGTGGACCTGACGCGAGGCCATGTCGACACCATTCGGCATAAGCAGATCGGCCGTCGCGAACGCAATCGCGTCACGATGATAGATCAGGTTCTGCGGATACTGGGTCGACGGCGAGCCAAGGAAGGTGACGGTCTTGCCGGACTGCGGCAGAGCGTCGACCGTCGCAAGAGCCTGCGAAGCCGAATACATCGCGTTGACCTTGATCGTCGCCGTGGTGGACGCCGTAACGTCCTCAAGGCAGACGAACTGGAACAGCGAGCCGGTCGACTCACGGGTCTGCGGGTTGACGGCGAAGCAGTCAGCAACCGTAAACACGTCGCCGGCCTTGACAATCGTCGAACCGAGACCCGTGACGACGATTTCGGTCGCACCTTCCGACGTAACAGACGCATTGACCGTCAGCGTGCCCGTGCGCGAGCCAGTCGTGAACTGCTTGATCGACTGCGACATATTCAGCTCGTCATAGCCGAGAATGCCTTCACCGAACATGCCGTTTTTGAACTGCTTCGAGATCGCCGAGACCGGGTTAAAGAGGCCCTTCATGCCTTCGATCAGCGCGGCGTTCGCAGCCGGGTTGACCGTCGCATAGCGGGGCGACATGACCGCAGCGTTCTCGTTGAGCTTCTGCTGAGCCTGAAGCAGAACGAGCGACGTGGCGGGCGTCGTGCCCGGCGTGCCGACCGAGTTGCCGATGTATTTGAAAGCATTCGCAACGTCGGCGTCGATGGACGACGCAAGCTGCGAAATACGAGGCTTCAGAACACGTTCGGCGAAATCGTCGAGCTGCATGGTGAGTTCGGCGGTCGTGAAGTTGACGCCGATGTGCTTCTGGCTGGAAACGGCGAGCGTGGTATACTGCTCGTTGTCGTCCTGCACCTGAAGCGCCGCGCCGTCCGTGACCAACGCGCGGTCGGGCAGACGGATACGGAGGGTCGAGCCGATCTTCGCGCCTTCAACGGCGAAAGAGTCGTCATACTGGCGGTTGACCGTGCGGGTCAGAACAAGATTATTCTCAAGGATTTCCAAAGCCTTGCGAGTAATCATGTCAATGGTAAGAAGCGAATTAGACATTCCTTATCTCCGGTTCTGCGCTTCCCACTTCTTGATCTGCCGCTGACGTTCCGCTTCAATCCATTCCGACGTTGACATTTCCTTTATGGACCGGGGGTCCGTCGTGTCTCGTCTCGGGCCAGAGTTCGACCGGGTTGCCGTGACAGGCGCAAGAGGCGCTGGCGCGGTTGATGTCTTCTTGACCGGCGGATTGTCGACCAGTTTGGCTTCAATCTTGCCGATCTCTTTTGCCTGCAAGACGGGCGACAAACGGGATATACGGCTGGCTTCTTTAGGATTGGAGCCGAGGAAATAAATGACCTCGGGGCCAATTTCAGACGCCTGAATAGCTTGAGCCATAACGTCCGTGACAGGTAGATTGGGATTATACGCGACTTGCTCGAAGTCCTCGTATTTCTCCCTTACTTCCTCTTCACGGTCGCGGTAAGACTCAATGATTTCAGCCTGTTGCCTTGCGGCCTCGCGCTGAGCCAACATCTCCCGAGCTTTCTGCTCCGCCAACGCTTCCGCATATTGGTGAGCCGACTCGAAATCGTTGGGGTCCGCAGGAGGTGCGACAGGTTGTTTAACCTGCTGCTCCGCAAGCCGCTGGGCCTGCTCACGTTCCCATTTCCGCTGTTCTCTTGCAAGGCGCTTGCTTACAATGGCGTCCAGCTCTTCCTGAGTGAACGATTTTGTAGGCTGCTGTTCCTCCGGCGTCTCTACAACGGTTTCCGGTGCTGCCGTGGCCTCCGGTTCCGGCGCGGGGCTGATCTCCGCTACAGCCTGTTCTTCGTCGCTCAAAGCGATGCTCCTATATCCTAGCTGTCCGGCTAGTCGGTCGTTTATATTTACATACAAATAGCTACCGCGTCAAACGTAGTAGCTAATGTTCAGCTTGGCGCTGGCCGTCGTCTCAATAAACTTGATCTTGGCCAGATCACCATCATATTGAAACGGAATGCCCGCTACCAAAAGCATACCAACGGAAGCCGTAGGATCTACGCCGTCGTCCCGCCAACGAACATTCTGCGTTTCGGCGACAATCAACGCAAAATTTGCTTTCGCTGACATTCCGTCAGGCGTCCGCACTGGCACAGTCAGTCCTGTAGCTGAAGACAGGGTGCCGAGCTGTTGATAGCCCATGCAGGTCGTGATACCTTTTACATTCATCGTCATTTTAAAATCTCCCGCGCTGAGCCATCGAGCGCAATTTTACCCCGGTAGTCGATACGTAGGCTACTGGAATAGCTGAAAAAATCCAGCCTAAATTGTTTCCTGAGTTTACATTCCCTTCGGCTGTAAAAGCCTGCCACGTAGCGCCGCCGGTAGCAATCGAATCTTTTATAGAACAATAGCTTACCGTATTAGCGCCCGAGCTGTCTGAAAGCGTGAACCGAGATCCTGCGGAACTGCTTTGCAACGTTACGAGATTACCCGAAGTTCCCGACGCCGTAAATGAAGACACAGTCTGAGTAGTGCCAGCCGTAAAGGTTATGGTGACCGGTTGCGTCGTGTTAGTAATATTATCGAATGTATTGCTGCCGGAAATCGTAAGCGCGCCTGCGCCGCCTTGGTTTAGGGTAGCCGCATAAGTATATCCCGCGCCGACAAATGTTTTAGCGCTGGCGGAAGTCATATTTATTTTTGCTGTCGTGCCCGTGCTTGTGAACCCAGATCCTGTCGAGTTCCACGCCGAAGCCCCGGAGCCAGCAACAGTGATTTGCCCATTAGTGCCGAAAGTGATCGCGCGGGTAACAGAACCAGTATTCGTAAAAGTTCCGGTCGTATAGGTTTTGCCATTTATGTCAAAAGTGCCGCTGGTCAGAGACGTAGCTAATGTCGCGCCTATAGCCGTATTATCCTCCAGACGAACTATGCCGCCGACATTGTTGATTGTCCAAGGTTGCGTAAATGTTATCCCCGCCGACGTGATAATTTGCGTAGCGCCGCGACCGGCGAATGTAATCGCCCCAGTGCCAGAAAGCGTTAACGACGAGAATAGTGTTATACTTCCGTAAATAGGAAACGCATTCGTCCCCGTTGCAAGGGTAAAGGCTGTCGTTCTATTCGATATGCCGTCGGCCATCTGAATAGAGCCGATATTCCAAACATTGTTGATTGTCACGGTTCCGGCCGAGCCAGCTTCCGTGAAAGTGGCGGTGTCCTGTGCAAGCGGGAAATTATTGGCCGCAGGAATTCCGTTGTTTGTGGTAGCCCAGCCCGTAGCAGACCAGTTTTGAGCGCCGGCAAGGTTCCAATACCGCGAGACACCAGCGGCAAATGTTATGCCGCTGTTATTTTTGCAATCGCCATAGCGATAGGTCCTAGTCGTATCATCGGGGAACGCCGCCGTTGAACCGCCTGCTTGAACTATCGCGACATCTCTGAAATCGACATCGTAAACAGCCGCAATCGTTGAGCTTGCGCCGCTCATAGTTATTGTGCGCTGAGTGCCTAAAATATTGCTAAAAAACAGAATGCGTCTGACAGCAGAGACGGATGAGGTTGTGCCAAGCGTCAGCGTGCCTGTCACGGTCATATTTGCGCCAAATGTAATAAGACGAACGCCGTCTGCCGACCGAGCGGTAAACGTCAAGTCTTTGAATGTGTTCGCCCCGGTTATTGCAGTAGTCCCACCGCCGCTATTGGTGAATGTGAAATTATTAAAAGTAACGCCACCGCCCGTAAGGCCCGGCGTGCCGGTTCCGCAGGTTATTGTTGACCCACCAGCATTAAACGTGAGGTTTGTGGTCGTGCCTGTGTCCCAAACAGTTCCATTAGACGCAGCTCTGGCGAGCGTTACAGTAGATGCTGAAGCGCCGAAATCAAGCGTCCTGACATTAGAGTTACTGCTTTGTATTGTAAAAGCAGTAAGATTATTACTGTTTGTTTTAAACGATCCATTTGTGACAATCAATGACCCCGCAGCATTTGTGCCTACAGTCAAAGCACCGCCAAGTGTCCATTCGCCGTCTACACCATCAAATATCACGTCGCCGCCGGTAATCGTCACCGCATTTGTGGTGATCGTTTTTCCGACTGAAGTGGCGGCAAACGTAATGTTGCCAGTGTAAGTCCTTGCGTAATAGGTTGACGTAGCGTTTGACCATGAGCCATACACGGAAAGAGCGGCTATGCCGGCCAAAGTCATTTTATTCGCGGCGTTTGTTATGCCGCTGGCGTCGAAATTGGCGCATGTCGAAGTAACGTCAATAGTTACCGTAAAAGTCCCCGCCGTAGACGCATCGACAAAGAACACATTATCGGCTGAAGTCGGCGCATTTGCGGGCGTAGTTCCGCCAGTACCACCTACACGCCAATGATTTGTATAATCCGACCAATTACCGGTGCCGGCGATCCAATAAAAGTCAGCCATTATTGCTATCCTCTGGCGGGTTAGCGATTAGCAACCATGCTTCATAACGAGAGGCTTTTTCGGCTTCAATATCTTCAGGGCTCATCGTTCTGTAAACGCTCTCTGGTAGCACTATAGCGTCTCTATAGATTAAAGGTTCCGCGCCCATTACAAAATCAATCGAAACAGATTTGTCAGCCATTTATGTTCTCATCAGTTGTAGACGGCTACATTAATGTTAGCAGAGTCAACGATTGAGCCGGATTGATTCTTTATCGCTATATCGAAACCATTAACCGAGTAGTTTTGCACGGTTATTCCTAGCGCGCTATTACCGCCGGGAGACGCGGATATAACGGGTATAAAGGCCGTGTTAACTAATTTATGGCTAAATGTGACCGTATAATCCCCGGTCCCGTTACGAACAACGGAACAATTTTTTGCTTTAGTCACCGCGCCCGATGTTCCATTAAACGCAAGAACAGCTACCGGCGCTAATTCTTGAGAAGGAACGCCTTGTGATGCGTCCCATTCAATCCCCATATTATAGTTATTGTTGGCGACGCAATTTGGCGTAGCAAAGTATAGTGGCGTTGCGTTAAGCGCGTTAAACGAGGTGCAATTCGTCACCGTGATTTGTGATTGGCCATTATTGGTGGGGGAATAATAAGTTTTGACGGCGTATGTGTTAGCCGCCGATGCCCCCGTCGTGAAAGAACAATTAGTTACAGATATGCCCCTATTATTTATGCCGATGTCTATACCTGCGCTATTCGAAAGCGGTGTAAAGATGTAGCTATTTGTGACATATATGTGGGTGTAATAGAACGGTGCTGTAGCAGCGTTGACCGGGCCGATTTCGATACCTTTTGTGCCCGTAGTGCAAGCAAGCCAACAATTATCGACCAAAATTACGTTAGCCGCCGAAGTGTAAATACACGACGCTTTTATAAGGTCGATAATGCAATTAGATACGTTTAGTGACAAGAATCCGGTCGTATAAATGCCGTAGCTCGCGCTTGCAAGAAGCGAGTTTGAAAGCATAAGTCCTTCGCCTCTTACGCCGGCGGGAGTCTTTTCTGTCTGGATACAATACGTATCTGCGGTAAATCTACTGTCGTCTATCCTGTTATTAACACTCTGCCCATATAAACGAACGCCTGTAAGACAGTTTACTGTCTCAAGGTTAATAACAGTAGTGTTCCATGTGTATTCTAAATTAATGCAGACATTAAACCCACGCACAGACACGCCTATTAAATCAACATTACTGACAATACTTCCGGCAATACCTTGACAATCTATGCCGGTATTTATTTTCGGGTCTATGGTAGAACCTGAAAACGCTATAATAGTCATATCGCGGAATATTACACCGCTGGTGCCGGCAGGTAGTTGGAATCCGTTGCAATCTTGCGCGCGGATATAAGATATAGCGTCTCCATCACCACTAAGCTGTATTTGAGATGGGACAATTATCGCAGATGTAATTTTATAGTAAGAACTTCCCGTGTCCTGCGCGACGCGGGGAAAAGTTACTATTCTATAGCCTGACGAAGCGGCAGCACTAATAGCCGTTTGAATAGCCACTGTGTCGTCGGTAGTGCTATCGCCTTTTGCGCCGAACATACGAACAGACACGGCGTCGCCGTCTATAACACGTATCCAAGCACTATTAGACGTTCCGCCGTTAGCCGTGATTACGGAGCCACCATTATCAGTATAAGTACCGCCAGTTACGCCATAAAATTGCCCGCCGCCGCCATCGCCGGCGGCATAATAACCTTCCACATAGATGGACGCACCAGCGAATGGCGTAGCGTTACGCAACGCGGCGACACTAGCCGCTGTCGCCGCACCGCCAACTGGAGCCTGAACGGTTACGCCGTTCTGCACTACAGGAAATACTTCAGCGCCGGATAATGGCAAAGACGCTTGTGGAAGCTGGGATATTTTTACGTCGGCCATTGCTGAATCCTATTAAGCCAGGAATTTCAATTTATACAGAGTTTTCAGATACAAGCCAACTATCTCGTCGACAATGTTTTGAATGGCTGTGTCGTCGCCAAACTCTTCGCGGCCTTTTTCGATCTTTTTCAGCGAATCTTCAAGAAATTCAACAACATTTCCTGTTTTTTCGGCTGAATGCAACGTAATCGGTCCGATCAGCCCATGCCGACCCTGATAGATTTCCACCAAATCATCGGCTAAATCTATGATTTTAGGGTAAAAATGGCCCAGAGCCTTGTGTTTGGCGTAAGACCGCGTGTTCAGATGCACAGAATGGGTTACATCCCGCGCCAAGAATAGTTGGCCTACAAAATCAGCGCAACTCATTGCTCAAACCCCGGTAAGACCTGCTGTTGCGGCATATTTGGCACGATGTCGCCCATGTCCAGCGCCGCCGCGATGGTTCCCTGCACAATATCTTGGATCTGTTCGGGCGTCATAGCCGGCTGCGTGACCTGAATCCGTTTCGTTTCAGCCTCGTAAGCCTTGATCTGGCTATTCTGCTCGTCAATCGCCAGTTTCTGCATGTCGTAGGACTGCTGGAGCTGCGCGATCATCGCCGTAGTCTGCTCCATCTGATTCGCCATGTCGTTCATCTGAGCGCGCATCATCTGCGCTTCAGGCGACTCGTCAGAGCCTTCCAGCACCTTCGGATCGAGGATCTTGGCAAACCGCGCCGCCATCTCCTGAGCCCCCGGCCAATCCATGTTCTTGATGAACAGATCGCCCGCGACTGACCAAAGCTGCGGATTGGACTGAAGAATGGTCGCCATCGCGTCCATGGACTCCTGCCGCTTGGTCATGTAGCTCGGGCCGGTCGTAACCATCACGTCATACAAACCAACATTCGGGTTGTAGATTTTGTCGATGGTCTCGCCCGTAATCGGATCCTTGATAATCCGCACCGGCTCGGGCTGCACAGGATTGATCTTGACCATCCCGACTTCGCCATCGATGCCGACGATCCGCGCGACGCGCTGAGTGTCGTAGATCTTCGGGATAAGGTCGACCATCTGCCGCGTGATATACCGCACCGCGCGACTCATATTGTCTACGTAATGGAACGTTGACGTGTCGCCCTGCCGTTCCCGTGCCAATATAGCACGACCCGTTCTTTCGTTACTGGTCGCACCAATTGAACTGTCGTATTGACCCGTTGTCGACTTAATGTCTTCGCCAGCACCCATCTTGGCCTGTATGAGGCCGGTTTGCGCCAGAGGCGGCTGAGCGCGCTCGGGCAACGGCAGAGGGCTTCCAGCTCCGTCAGTAACATCCGGGTTGACCTCCAGATACGGCCAGTTGTTCGTATTGGCCGTCTTCCACTGCATCTCATAGCCTTCAAACTGGCCGCCGTAGCCAATGAAGGGCGCTTTTGGGGCCAGCGCAAGCATCTCTGCTTCCTGACTGACCCAGTAGTTATACATGCGCTGCGCGTCTTTTGCGTTGCGCACCAGACCGGAAATGTAGAGCTGGCCGTCAACCTCGAACTCATTACCGATGACGCGGACGACCGGGATCCACTTACCCGCCCAGTCCCGCTCTTCGAGGATCTCGTAGCCGTTGGTCTTGACCCACTTCACCTGCCGGCGGTCGCTCTGCCGGCTGCGTAGCGGCTTACCGTAGGCTGACTTCAGCCGCTTGTCCTCCGGCGTGCCGTCGAACGCCGTGATGTTGTCCGGGTAGAGGTTCAACGTCGCCTTTTTATGCTCGACGTAGAAATATTCCGCGATGCGGATGGTCTCCTGCGACAGCCACATACTCAGCGACTGATCGCCGACGCCCTGCGCCATCATCGTTGAGATCGGCGTCGCGTCTGGATACAGCCGCTCATATTCCGACTTGGCGATGTCTTCCGTGATGAAACACCATTCCGCGTCTGACCCGCACGGATCCTGAATCATCGGATCCATATAGACGCTGAAACTGTTTCTGACCCGGACGATTTTAATGTCCTGATCGAACGAGTCCTCGCGACAATATTCCGTTATCAGGCGGATATAGCCCTCGCCATACGTGACCTGATTGTCGCAGGCCGTGTCATAGGCCACGTCCGCGTCGGACAAATATTCGATGTGCTTGATAATGCCGTCGAACACCTCGGCTACCGCCGGGTCCGCGTTTTCGTCAGCCGGTATGACCTTGCCCTGCGGCCGATTCTGCCGCTGCTCGTTGGTCACGAGCCGGACGTGCTGCGGCAGCTTGTTGATCGTCAGGCACGGGCGCGCGTTGATCGTCTGCCCCTGCACCGCGCCGCGCGTCGCCAGCACGTCCGCCGGCCACTGCCACTGATTGTCTGGCGAGCCCGCCATAAACCGCAGATCGTCCAGCTCGTCCTCGCGAGTGTCGCTGTAGGCGGACATCGCCACCGTAAAGCGATGCCGCAGCGTCGACAGGCGCTCGTCGCCCTCGTCGGCGCTGGCTACCTTGCCGGCGTCCCTGACATCACTTGCAGCCACTGGATTTACCTTTTTTCGCCGCCGCGCGCTTGGTCGAGTAGGCAATCGCAACCGCCTGTTTCTGCGGCTTTCCAGCCTTCATCTCAGCCTTCACGTTCTTGCGGAAGGCTTCTTTGCTGGTAGATTTCACGAGCGGCATTACTTTTTCCTCGTTTTGGCTGACTGTTTGAACGCCTTGGCCGTCGGCGCGCCCTCAGCGCCCGGTTTGCGCATCTTCTCGCCCGAGCCGGCCTTGATACGCGCCCGTTTGGCGTGGATTGCAGCATACAATCCGGGGCTTCCGGGCTTTTTCACGGGCATTTCCATCTCCGAAGACTAGCTTTTGCGCGCTCGCCATTCTTGGCTTTAGCTGCGACGGAGCCCATACGGGCACAAAATGACGCCTTCCGGCCCTTGTCAGCCTCAGTCTTGGGGTTGGGCGCAGGAGCCTTCAGCTTGCTCCCCGTCGCCGCGTTATACTTGGCCCTGCCCTTCGCGGTCAGGCCAGCGCCCGCCTTGGTGGACAGCTTCTCACCACGGCCAACGGACAGAGAAACAGATTTTTTAGCCATCAAGAGGCCATCCAACCGGAGGAAATCGCCCCACCATAGCCGACCCGGCGTCTGTTGTCCATCGGCCGCGCCTCGCGGTGCGCCACGGGGTAGGCGAATGTTATGGCGATAGCGTCGGCCGCGTCGGGGCTCGCCAGCCCCCGCGCCTTCATGTCCTTCTTGCTCTCCAGAAAGATCGTGCCCTTGCTGTCCGGCTTCATCATCGGCCCGGTCAGGTCAGACTTCAGGAAGCGGTCCTTCGGGATGCTGGCCGTCTTTAACCACTCCTTCATAGCGCCCCACATCTCAGCCCGCTTGTTGCCATACATCAACGGTTTGACGGACTTCTGGCCAAAGTTCACCCCGCGCACCTTGTAGCGCTGCTCCTTCAGCCGGTCGACGACGCCCGCGCCCAGCCCACCCTCGTCGATAACTGTAAGGGCCGGGCTGAACTCCGTTATTACGTCGATGACCCGCCCCACCACCTCCATGGTGTCGTCGCCCCGATAGCGCCGGATCGCGATGATGTCGCGTCCCTGCCTTACCGCGATGACCGTCGCGTCCGCCCCGAACCGCGCCGGGTCCACCCCGACCACAATCGGCGCGGACGGATCCTTTGACGGCGGTCTTGCCATGGCTTCTTCAGCGAGCATGGATCCAATGAACTGATCGTCTGAGGCGTTGGGGAACTCTCCGTAGACCTCGACGTGGGCTGCGCTGCTGTCA